GAAAGCGGGACAAATGCGCCTGGAAGAGTTGAATAGTGAGATTCTAGGTTTTGCGCAGGGCGGCGATCAGATTCGTCAGTATCACCCCACTGGATTGTTTGCGGATGAGGCAGCCTTCCAAACTGCTGCCGAGGACAGCTTCGGGGCGGCGAAGCCTGCACTGCAGAATGGCGGACGCTACACTGCGGTGAGCAGTGCTAATCCTAGTTATTTTATGCTGCTATGCAAAGACCGTAGTGATGAGGCTTACAGGTGAGTATGCAAAGGAAAAAACCCGGCCAGCACAAAGGCCATGCAGGATACTTTTGGACAAGGCAACGCAATCCTGCGGAGCTTGAGTGGGTGCGGGCCAGCAGCTTCGAAGGTCACTCTCTGCCGCGTCCAATTGTGCTGGTGAATGGATGCTTTGATTTACTGCACAGCAGCCATATGAAGTTGCTGTTTGCGGCCCGTGAGAAGGGAGAGACACTGGTTTGTGCAATGGACAGCGACCGGCGGGTACGTGCAGCAAAAGGCCCGCACCGGCCTGTGTTAAACTGGATAGAACGGGCAACCGCCTTAGGATATATGCCGATTGACTATCTTGTTGAGATTGATAGTGATGCTGAGATGCGTGATCTCATTAATTCGCTGCGGCCGGACTTGCGTGTGCAAGGCAGTGATTATATTGGTGTGGCTAGTAAGTATCCTTGGTTGCGTAAAATGTTTGTTCAGAGTGGAAGCATTAATACTAGTGAAATCATACGAAGGTGCCGTGAGGGCGGCTTGGAGATTAGCAATGATTGATAGAGTTGAGTTTACTAAAGTGTTTGCACGGGCAATCGCCGAGCGCGAGGGCTACTTCGTTACAGAGGAGCAGGCGAAGCAGCGCAAGCTGCGATGGCCAACGCTTGCGCAGCGTAATAACAACCCAGGTAACTTGCGGATGTGGAAGGGGTTTCCCCGCAATGGAGGGTATGCGGCCTTCCCGGATGCGGCAACCGGCTGGGCTAAACTTAGCAAACAGATCAGTTTGGATATTGACAGGGGTTTGACGTTCCGGCAGTTTGTGTATAAGTATGCTCCGCCCGAGGATAAGAATGAGACTGAGGCTTACCTGGGGTTTGTGTTGAATAAATTGCAGGCAGCCTTCCCTGACGCGAGTATGGGGCCTGATACTGTGATGAGGGGGTTGGTAAAGTGACAAGACGAGCGATGCTGGCGGCGTGGGTGATGCCAAACGCTCCGCGGGAGGAGCAAGTCCTACTTGAGGAGATGAATGAGTTTGCACGGAAGTATAATGAGTTTGCACAGGAATATCAGCAGGGAAGGTTTGATTTGAGGCTGTGGCAGCGGGCGAAGCGGGCTGCGCAGAAACTGTGGGGGTGCAAGTGATGCCTTATAGGGTGCCTTTAGAGTATTGTGAAACCCCTTACGGAGGTATGGTGTATATGCCTCATGATGTGTATGTTGGGAGGAGTTTTCATGAGTATGGGGAGTTTAGCCCTAGTGAGGTGAGGCTGCTCAGGTCGTTGGTTGAACCTGGGGATGTGGCGTTAGATATTGGCGCAAACATTGGCGCAATTACTAAAGCGCTTGCGGCGAAGGCTGTGAAGGTGCATGCTTTTGAGCCACAACCATTTGTGTGTGGTTTGCTGAAAATGAATACTGCGGGTTGTATATTACCGCAAGATTGTGTGCATGCAGACGTGCATAATCACGCAATTGGCGAGAAAGGCCTAATTAGCATGCCTAAATTTGATTACTCTGTTGAGAACAACTACGGAGCAGTCAGCAACGCGGAGTGGGAGCCCGCAAACACCAAAGACGGGACTATTGATAAGTTTCCTATTGATGATTATATTTGTAAGCCTGCAACCTGCCAGGTGAAGCTTATTAAAGTGGATGTCGAGGGGATGGAGCTGGAGGTGTTGCGGAGCGGCGCAGAAACAATCAAGCAGGCCAAGCCCCTGCTGTTTGTTGAATGCGACCGCCCTGACACAGGCCCTGCACTGATCGACTACCTATATGAAATCAACTACACACCTTATTGGGCGGTGACAGCATTATATGAGTATCCTAACTTCAACAGAAACAGCAACAATGTCTTTGGAACAACCTGCAGTTTCAACCTGCTCTGCATCCCAGAAGGACGGGACAAACCCTGGTGCGGAGATTACCTCGTCCCCGCCCGGTCAGACAACGCCATCGGAACCTGGGACCTCAGCAAAGTCCTCGTCGTCAGAGACTGAGGGGCCACGCATCCTGGCGGAACAAGAAGGCCTGCTGATTAAGAAGAATGCCAGGAATGGATTTTGTGTAATTACTCTCTACTACTACGCAGACCCTTTGAAGCGAGGCCCTCAATGGGAACAGGAGGCCCGCGAGGGACTGAGTGAAGCGAAGTGGCGTAAAGAGTATCTTATTGATTACACAGCCCTTTACGGAGAGAAGGTATTCCCCGAGATCATTACAGGGCGCAGCAATATCGTGGTGGAGCCCTTTGAGATACCTAAAGGGCAGCCATGTTGGGCAGGCCTCGACTACGGAGCGCGTAACCCAACCAGCATACACATCTACACAGAGATTGATGGGTGTTGGTATGCGGTGTGGGAGTTGTATAAACCTTGTGAGAATATTCCAGCGTTAGTGGCGGAGTTGCAGCAATGCCCCTACTGGGGGCAGGTGAAGTGGGTCGCCGCAGACCCTAGCATCTTTGCCAGGAACCAGCAACGTTATGATGGGGTGCCTACTAGTGTGGCTGCGATGATGCAGGAGGCTGGGGTGTATAATTTGATAGCAGGGGTTAATGATGAAGGTGCTTGGATTGCGAAGATGCGGGATCTGTGGAAAGACCCCGCAGACCCCCGCTTCAAGATTATGAAGACCTGCCCCGCGATGATTAATGAGTTTAGTGAAGCAGTCTACACAACCCCCACACAACGTATGGAAGCAGCCTTCACTTACCGGGAGGATATTGCAGACTTCAACAACCACGCGTTGGATGATTGTAAATATCACTTCAACAGCAAACCAACTTATCAGCACAAACCTATAAAATGGCCTAAAATGGTAGACAGGTGGAAGAACTAGGTGCCAGCAGGCGATCCTGAAGTTTATCAGCAACAGGCGGCTAATGCTGCGAAGCTGGAGGTTCTGCCTCACCGCTACAACCCTGAGGAAACTGAAAGCCCGTTAATGAAAATGGCCCGCATCGCATTGGAATATGCGGGGCCAAAGGCGATGGGTTTGGGGATTGATCCCGTGCCGATGGCTACGCCCGCTGCGATGGTCGTGACCAGAGCTACGTTACCAAAGCTGGCTGCGCGGTGGACAGCTATGAAAGAGGCGGCTGCAAGGGCGCGGGACTATCGTGCTGCCGAATATGGTGAGTTTATTGATCCAAGGGAAAGCGCTGTTACTGATGTACTGAATTTTTTTAGTGCTAAGAATCCAAAGTTGGTTGATAGAATAAAGAGTCTTAAACTGCGGTTTGATCCTGATGATAATACATATGGGGCAGTTAGTAACGACGGTACAAAATTACAATTAAACGTCCCGGCACTTAGCAAAGATGCCGCCAATACAGCAGAAACAATCGGACACGAATTGTATCATGCTTTTGTTTCCAGAAAGCCGGGTTCTGCTGACCGGTTTTATGTGTATCCCTCAGAAACTAACTCTGGGCTAGCCAGCTATATACGGAATTTATTGTATAAATACCAGCCCGAGGAGATTGCTGCTAATAAGGCAGGCCGCTCTGCCAGGAAAACCTGGGAGCGCTTTCAATCGCTGTTGAAGCAGGAGCAGGGTTTGGAATAAAGTACATGCAAACTACCTTCTATAATGCTGTACCCGCCGAGATGGTGCCCACCAGCAAGCCGCTGGAGCTAACCCCTGAACAGTTGAAGGCAGCCACCGCTCACGTTGATACGTGGCATAAGCGTCTGAAGGAGCAGCGCCGCAGCAAGCGGGATGTTTGGAATGAGTGCTGGCAGCTCTACCGGGGGCAGGAGAATTTTGAAAATAAAGAAGCATGGCAAGCCCGCATCGTCACGCCTAAGGCTTTCAGCTCAGTTAAGACCGCCACAAACATTATTAAACGCTTCCTGCGCAGCAGTGGCACGCCCTTTGCTTACGATGCAATCAACCCTGATGATGCATTGAATGTGACCCGCGCCCAGCAGCGTACTGATTTAACTAAAGTGTTCATGGAGAAGGCTTGCTGGCTGGAGGAGTTTAGCGAAGCCATTGAAAGCGGCTTTATAATGGGTCTCGGTCTGATGAAGGCGTGGTGGGGATTTGAACCAAGAGTATTCACAAGCGTTGAGACTGTGGCAAACCCTGAGACACAACAATTAGAAAAACAACTAATCCGCAAGGAAGTGCTTGAGGGCCGTTTGTATTTGAAAGCGGTGGATCCTTATAATTTCTATTGGCTGCCGGGTAGTAAACTCAACCGTTGGACAGGCACTCTTGAGGTGATGGAGGTGCCATTGTGGGAATTGCAACAGCTTGCACAGCAAGGGATTTTTGATCCTGAGCTGGTTGCGCAGATAAAACCTCAGCGCGCTGACGAGTATGAACAGCAGCGGGCGCTCCGCTTCAACGAACGCACCTACGGCAACCTCACCCCCAATAAAGGCAGCGACATGGTGAAGCTAGTGGAGTTCTACGGCCCTATCATGGTTGATGATGTTGTGGTTGAGAAGTATGGTCATATGGTGGTGGCGAACGATTCTGTGTGCTTGCGGGCGCAAGCCAACAGTCTATGGCGTAATAAACCTCCGTATGTGGGTTTTAGTCCGCTGGCTGTGCCCTTCCGCACTGAGGGTGTGGGTTTGATTGAGATGGTTAGAGAGGTTGACCGGGCAATCTCCCGCCTCGCTAATATGAGTCACGACACGCTGATGTTTAAGCTCAGCCCAATCTATGAAGTGACGCCAGAGGCCTATGAGAATCCCGAGGATTTTGAGACAGGCATCGTACCGGGGAAGGTGTTCCGTAAGAGGCTCAACTTCGCGCAAGCCAGCGGTATTAGTCCTATCATTAGCGAGGATATCAGTCAAGGCGCGGTAGCAGTCAGCGCAGCTCTTGACCGCACCCACCAGGAAGGTGCGATGGTTAGTGAGATTGTGCAGGCCGTGCCCCGCTACCGGGGAGTGCAAAGCGCCACCGAGATTGACGCTAAGTTTGGCAGTCAGCAGACTTTCTTTGAGGGGCTGGCAACGGATATTGAGCAGCAATTCCTGGTGCCGCTGGTGGATCTTGCGGGGGATCTTGTGATGCAGTTTATTGATACTGCTACGGACCCAAGAGTGCCGCGTATTCTGGGGGTGGGAGTTGAAGCATTCCTAGGCATGTCCAGAGAAGAACTAACAGATATGGTGCAGGGCGATTACACCATCAAAGCAAGTGGCATCTCCAGCCAGATTGAGAAAGCTGAGATGCTCCAAAATCTCATTCAATTCATGAACATCATTGGACAATCACAGGAATGGATGTATAGCATCAATGAAGGTGAATTGATGAAGAGAGTGCTGGAAGCCTTCCGCCCTGCTATCCGTGATCTTGACAACATCGTGTTGCCGCCGGAAGCCGCCGCTGCCAAGCAGCAACAAGCGATGCTTGCCCAGTTTATGCCTCAGGTAATATCAACTATGCAAGCAATGATTCAGCAAGGCCAGCAAGTTGCCGAGTCCAACAAAGACCGGGAAGCAACAGCAGCCGCGACAGCAGCCGCGAAGGAGAAGTAAAGTGAATCAAATACAAGCAGCGGAGTGTGCCGCAAAAGCCGAAGATGTTCAGGATTTGCTTCAACACATTGGCTGGACGGATGTGCTGCAACCGGAATTGCAGAAGACCGCCAAGGAATATGAGCAGGCAATTGTGCAAATTGCCCTTGGCGCAAGTTTGACTGACAACATGACAGGACAAATACTTACTATCGAGGAGGTGTCTTCCAGGTTGCGGGCGATGTATTGGCTGGAGTCAATCCTAAAAGCCATTCTAAGGCGGGGCCGGGAGGGGGTGGATGCTCTCCGGAAGGATGCTGGTTTTGTAATAAATTAATAGCCATAGCCAGAACGCTATGATAAAATAGGAGTGTATAAATGGATAATGAAGTAATCACAGATCAGCCGGTTCAGGAGTCCGCCGGACAAACTCCCACCCCACAGCAGGCCGACCGCACTGCAATTGTGGAAAAGTATCAGCAGTTGTATGCGGCGCCAGCGGTGTCTGACACACCTGCAGAGCAACCGCCTCCTGCTGGAGCGGAAGAGCCTTCCACCTCTGACGAGGATCAGGCGGTAGAACAACTCACCGCTTATCTTAAAAGTCTTGAAGATGAGATTAAAGCTCTTAGAAATGCTGCGCCTGCTGCGCCTGTTGCGCCTGCTACGCCTGCTGCGCCCGCCGCAGAGCTGCCAGTTGGCCAGCGTTGGGTTGAGTTGCTTCGCGAGGGCAAGTTTGAAGACGCCTACCGTCTAATCCGGGAGGATGCCGCTAACGAGGCCATGGCCCGTTTCGCAGAGGAGCGCGCTAAGCTTATCAACGAAGCCGAGCAGCGGACAATCACCCGCCAAAAAGTTGAATCAGAAGTAAACACATTTATCGCAGACCTCCGCCGGGAGAACCCGGATGTGCTTCCACTCGAAGAACATATCGTTGCACGTGCCCAAGCACGTCTTCAGCAATTGGTTGATACTGGTAAAATTACCGATGCATCCGCATGGCTGAATTCGTACAAGCAAATCGTTAATGATGAAGTAAAATCCGCGAAAGCTCTTGTCCAGCAGATTCGCGGGGCTGGCAAAATCGATGCTCTAACCACCAAGAAGGAAGTCCTTTCATCCATCCCTGTAGCGCCAACGCCTGCTGTTAAAGAACAGCAAACCCCCGCTGCACCAGAAGATGTAAGCGCCTACCTTCAACGTAGGCAAATGCAACGATTCAGTAAAATGACAGGCTTTATGCCTGCATCAGGAGTTTAATAAATGCCAGGACAAGTTTATAGTGTAAGCTCGCTTGGTGGTGTTTGGTCAGTTCCTTACTTGAGTGACCGCATCCGTAATGTTGCTCAGCCGATGTTTGCGCTGCGCCAGTTTTGTGATGTTAAGGAGGCTATCGGCAAAAAGCGTGGTGACACGTGGCTGTTTGATAAGACTCAGAACGTTGACACTCAAGGCGGGACGCTGGTTGAAACCGCTACCATTCCCGAGACGCAATTCAATTCCCAACAGGGAACGGGCACCATCACTGAGTATGGTAACTCGATTCCCTTCACTGCGAAGCTGCAAGCCCTCGGTCAATTTGAGGTTGAACCTCAGGTTGAGTTGCATCTCCGCGACGATCAGGTTAAGGTGTTGGAGTCGGCTGCAGGCGCTCAGTTTGCTGCAACGGACTTTATCGCTGTTTGTACCACGACTGCTGGTGTGGCTATCACCACGAACGGCACCGCTACTGCAACCGCGACCAGCAACCTAACCGCCGCGAATGTACGGCAGATTGTCAATTTCATGAAAAAGCGTCACATCCCGCGTTATGATGGCCGTAGTTATATGTGTGTGGCGAGTGTTAGTGCGTTGAGCGGTTTCCACGAAGACACTGCCAGCGCGGGTTGGGTTGACATCAGCAAGTACACCGCTCCTTTTAGCACCAATCTTCACAACGGAGAGGTGGGTAGCTACTTTGGAGTGCGCTTCGTTGAAGAGACTGGTTACCTGAGTTCTACTATCGGTAGTGGTAGTGATAAGGGTCAAGCGGTTATTTTCGGCGCGGATGCCGTTTATGAGGCAGTCACAATCCCCGAGGAGATTCGTATGAAGATCCCGGACGATTATGGCCGCAGCATGGGCATGGCGTGGTATGCGTTGCTTGGATTCAAGATTGTTTGGAACTTCGCAGCCGACAACGAACAACACATCGTCTTTGTGACGAGTGCGTAAGGAGATTTGATATGGCTTATTCTGATCAAAAATTCTACACTCGTCAGTATGGTGCGGTGGCGTTTGCCGCTGATCTTGGCACCGCGACTGGCGCCACAATCAACAAAGCTGACGCCGCACAACTGCCGAAGTTCAAGCGGCGCACTGAGATTACTGCAATCCGCCTGCGCTGCACAACTATTCCTAACGCTGCTGCTACTTCGTTGAAGCTGAGCTTTTTGAATGGCACCAACACTTTTGGGACTGCGATTGTCACCACAGCAACCGCCGACCAATGGGTGGATGGGGTTATCACAAGCGCTGCGAATGCGAAGATTGCCGCGGATGGTGAGCCAACTGTTACTGTGACGGGTACTGCGACTGCCTCTGGCGATAGCTTGGGGGATTTCGACATCTACTTCGAACGTAACGAGTTGCATAATTAATAGACTTGCTGGGAGGGAGGTTGCCGCCTCCCTCTGGCGATTATTGGAGGCAAAATGCCAAAGGCCGTTGAACCGACGAAACAAACATACACGCCGTGGGATGTGTTTAATAAACTGAGGCTTGTACCTGTTGAGATTAAATGCAACAGTTATAAACCCTACCACCGCACTGATTCAAGTTGTCACACTATACTTCAGCCTCGCGCTGATGTATTGCTCCGGCATATTCATCCTGATCATGCTGGCGGAGGCTTTTCTATTAAACTGCGGCAGGCCGCCGCAGACGCCCCACCCCACCCCCTGTGGAAGGAGTTGCAAGACGCGGGAGTTGAGATTATCGACA